TCATGGGCTGAAACGCCTGATCTGCCGCTGGACATGCCGCTCCAACAGTACGAATCTTATTATTGCTTTCGAAGTTTAGTACATCCTTAGACCAATCTTGATAAGTAAATACCATATCGGCAGAAGCATAAGATGAAATCCATTCTTCATTTTGTGGATATGCATCTACAGTAGGCATGATGACATGCTTATAATATGGTCTAAAAGGGGATCTAAATTGATAGGACATCATCCAGAAGTCTCTAATATCACAGACAAAATGCGGCATACAATCTAATAAAACTTCTTCAAATCTCCATTCTCCAAATTGATTGTGGGCACTTTGATTATAGATAGCGTTTTGCTGCTCATTATTTGGGTCTGGTAAGTTGGAATATACCACCCAGGGAACATTTGCTAATCTTGGATCGCTTTGATGGGCGTAACATGCTAGTTCAAATATGTCATATTGTCCCGTCGCATGTAGTCTAGATAGAACTTCGTGTCCATAGACCGAATAGCCAGTTTTTAATTGAGAGAACTCATTACAAAATAAAATACGGGGCTTCATTCCTATTCCTTTAAAAATAGCCAAGGGGGGATTTCTCCCCCCAGGGCTTAATCATAAACTAAAATGCTGGAGCTTCTTCCTCAGATGGTTGTTCAACCTCCTCTTTTACAGCATTGCCTCTTGGCAAAAATGTAAAGTCGTCTACTCTAAACACAACCTTAGAACGTGACTCTCCAGTGCTTTTATCGTTCCACTTTTGCTGGCGCGCAGTTGCATAGAACTCTAATAGATCGCCCTTCTTGCGATACTCCGCAATCAGTTCAGCAGCCTTGTCCCAAACCTCAAATTCAAAGAAATGTGGGAACTTCTTACGCTCACCATTGACACGACGATATTCATTAATAGCCAACGAGAAGGTGCAAACCTTAGTCTCATTAACATCACGCAATACCGGATCTGCTACAAATCTACCAACACCAAAAGCTTTCATTACAAGCCTCCTTTTTCAAAAAATTTAACTAACATATCATAACTAGGAGCTAGATCGTATCTTATATTACGATCAATCCTTCCAAGAACCAAATCTCTAAATTTGATACATAACTCTTGTTCTAATGCTGTATCAGCATCATTCAATTGTAATGGTAATAAATCTAGGATATTTTTACTTGTAGTACCCTCTATCACCAATAGCTTTTGTGACATTTTATAAGCTATTGTTTTTAACAAAACGTCTTCTAGAATAAAAACTCGACTGCTAAATTTGGTAGCGTCGATTACTGTAGACTTACAGCGCTTAGATTCTACACGATCAAAAACTTCTAGGGACTCACCATCATTACATATTATATAAGTCCTGTGTAATTCCGGCATACGGGCAAAAATGTTCTTAGGGAACAGCGCCGTAAACCCTATTGTGTCTGGTATAGACTTAATACTTACATAATAATTATGATCTATATGAAATTTAACTATGTCAACCACTATATTTGTATAACTTCATTTACTACTAAAGATTCGTTGAATTTTTTATCACGCTCACCACAAATAATAACAGTATTGCCTTCTATTAAGACAGACTCGTTTCCGACTAAGGCATCGGGAAAAACTACTGCTGTATCAATGGTTCCAGTACCATCTTCTAAAGATAGATAAAGCATCTTTTTACCTTTTTGCTTACCGTTTTTGATTAAGCTTTCGCGCACGGTAAGTATTTCTACAGATAAGGAACACTTGCCAGTCTTTCCTTGCAGGAACTCTCTACATGTTGTGTCTGCCTCTATATCACTTTTACATGTGTCAAGTTTAGAACAAGTGACCGGAATGCCAAGTAGCTCTGTTTCTTGTGAAGCTATATAATATGCACTATCTTTAGTTGTAAAAGACGGATTCTCTAATACCTTTACGACTTCTTCAACCTTTTGTCTACGGGTAACGGTAATTTTTTTATAATTTTGTAATAATAGTCTAATTGACTCTAAAAGATTGGTGGACGACTTACAATTGTCCTTAATCCATTGCTGCTCTTTTGTTGTCAGTTTGCGCCATTCTGTATATTCTTGTACCTTATTACCGCGACTGCCACCCATATAATCAGTGGCACCAGCCGCCACAATACCATTTATAACGGTTTGACTTACAGTATCGGAGAAGAAGATTAGAAAATCATACCATGTCCACTTATCAACCTTACGTCCTAATTCTTGTTCTACAAGTTCGACGTTTTTAAATACACGCTCAACATGAGAATCTCCAATCTTCTTCACATCTCCGATACCAAAATATATATCACCATCTGCTAGAGCAAAATGCCCAGGATCTCCCCTGTGCAACTTAGTTAGGGATGGAGGATATACATTAATGTTAAAGTATTTAGCATCAGATATTAACTGTCTCATTTCGGCCTGTGGTTTCATCTTTTCATGTGAATAGAATAACCATGAGGTAAAGAAATGTAGTGGAAAATGCGCCTTGGCATAAGCAGACCAGTATCCAATGTCACCATATCCAATGCCGTGGCTCTTATTAAAAGAGTACCTTTGACTTTCTTGAATCCAGCCGAATATTTCAGCAGCTTCTTCTTCGCTAACAATACCAGCATTCTTACAACCTTCAATAAAGCCACCTTTAACTTTTGCCATAATATCAGCTTTCTTTTTACCGATAGCTTTTCTCAAAACATCAGCTTCTTGAAGATTAAATAAAGCAAGAACCTGCGCGATCTTCATACTTTGTTCTTGATAGGTGAGAACGCCGTATGTTTCTTTCAAAATGGGCCTAAGAGCTTCATGGAGATACTTGACTTCATCACCTTTGTTCTTGCGGTCACAATAGTGCTGAGTCATAGATTTTCCATCAACGATGGCACGTAAACAGTTGTGTACTACAGTTTTACCAGCTATGAAGTTATGATGTGGCCCTTCCATACATATATCATACACATCTTCTTCACCAATATAATCTAATCCACGAAATTCTGCCCACATAATATCTGTGTATTGTGGTAATATATACTTTTCGCGTGCTTGAATTGCCTGTTCTTTTGTAATATTACCTTCTGAGTACATCCTGTGGTGATTAGGACACATATAACACAAGTTGTCTGGATGATTATTTACTTTTCTATTTTCGTCTAGGTGATTTACATCTAGACTACCATTATTCCAATCACAAAATATACAACGATATTCATAGTGTTTAAAGCATATATCTTTAAACCCCTTTTGCCCAGGAATATGTTTTGGATTTGTACATTTTTTAGATCTTGTACAATTTAATATAGCGAACCTATCTCCAATATGTAAATGTCCAACCTCTGACCATCCATGTGGTGTTAATATTTTATGATCTTTGGTACAAATTAGATTATGATATTTTGTACTTTGTTCTTCTAAATCTTTACGTGCGCTTTTTTTAATACGAATACGATATACGCTTTTTTTGCCAGTATATATAACTTCATCTATATTATTACGCAATAACTGACCTGTATTTTCATTATATGACACTATTTGTTTTAATTTACTATTATATACATCTTCTATAGTTTTATAGCGATAGCTATATTTTCTATCTTTATGTTTAAATATATTAGTTAATATTTTTGTTTGACTAAAGATACAACCCGGCCTCATGAGACTTACCAAAGCGGACATTTCTTCCAGGTTACTTGGAGCTAGCTCTTTGGCCCACTTCCTACCTAAATTACTTTCCAATTGGAATATACCCTTTGTGCGACCTGTCTGGATCAATGCCCAGGTAGCCTCGCAATCTTCTGGTATGTTATAATAGTCGATGTATAGAGATGGTAAACCATCATTCTTAATGGTTTCTTCTACTATATCAAATTGACAACCGCATGGAAAGCTATATTTCATTTCTTACCCTTAAAATTGACTGTTGGTGCAACCTTGCGATGGAGTTTAAGGAACTTAATAAGCACATTTGCTCCATCTGTCACGTCCTTGGCAGCATTATGGGCACCCTCTGGATCAAGACCAAGCCACTCTCGTATGGCGTCCATGCTTAGAGACTTAATCTCAGGCATATTCTCGGTCCATAGCCATACAACCCTCATAAGGTCGATACTATCTCGCGGATAGAATAAGGATTCCTCTTGACGGTCTTCCTCCCAAGGGCCAAAACCGTATGGTTCTGGGATCTTGATACCCTCTGCACTTATTATACCCCCCGATAGGAGTTTGTCAAGTTCCACGCTGGCCTTTTTAAAATTTCCACCACAAATTCTATCAACAATAACGCTATCATATTTATCAAAATTATATCCACCCTTAATAGGGGCAGTCCATCTAGACTTTTTAGGGTTAAACCTATTGATATACTGTTGAAATTGACCCCAAACAGTCTTTAATGTTGGAGCGGTTTCTAACTGTCCCAAGCTAATATGGGTTTTTTCTAGAACCTCATCATTGACTGGTTCTAAACCAAGCTTAGCACATTGTTCTACATCAAAAATAGGTTGAATATACGAATTGAATAGACTATTATCTCTAATAGTTAATCTTCTACCGTCAATAACTACCGCAGCCAACTGTGTAGGTTGACAGGTGTGTGGATTTTTGCCAGTTGTTTCAAAATCTAAAAATACAATATCCTGGTAATTCATCTTATCCTCTTTGTACGACCTTTAAGTTCCAAAAATTTAATTACAGCAGCATGCATATCCTCATATATCATACTCCAAGGATATCGCACGTCCTCACAATGTACCTGATATCTTCTATCATCTCTTATATTAGAATGGCGAAAGTTTTTTAGATCGCACAGTGATAGCTTACCATATTCAAGGCTTACACCCTGATCCAAACACCACATATATAGATTGACTTTTTGTTCTTGAGTTAATTCGTTCATTCTTCTATCCTCCCAAATCTTAGTAGATTGTTTACACCCATCAGTTTATCTAAAACAGCAACACCTAGAATATCAAATTTAGTATGTCCCATTTTTTCCATATCAATCATATTCATACCAGCAATTTTTTCCTCATTATTCTTATCATTAATCATTGGGCATACATCATCAAGCTTATCAGCAGATATAACAATGCCTGCCGCGTGCTTACCCTGACTTTTATATGTTCCTTCAAGCCTAATAGCTTGGGCAAAAAACTGGGCATAGTCACCAGATAACGTATCGTCATCATTTAATCTACACCAATCTGCTAGATCTTGAGGCTCATTTATTAATGTCCATCGTAGAATAGAGTGCTCGCCAGATTCTTCTAACTGATCGCTAATTGCGGCTTCATCTGGTATATTCTTAGTGATCATCTTAGATGTTTCAAAATCGCACGCCTTATGAATCCTGAAGACTTCACTTATCGCGCCTCGCCCTTGCATACGCCCAAAGGTTGCAAGCTGTGCCACATGTGCTTTACCATATTTTTCTTTAATATAGTCAATCACCATCTTGCGTTTCATGATAGGAAAGTCAACGTCTATATCTGGTAGGCTAACTCTGTCTGCCGTATTACGTCCAGCATTATAAAAACGCTCAAATAGTAAATCGTGTTTAATAGGGTCAACATTAGTGATGCCAAGCAGATATGACACTAAGCATCCGGCACCAGAACCTCGTCCTGGTCCTACTAACCAGCCATTAGACTTGGCCCAGTTAACATAGTCTTGTACTATCAGAAAGTACCCAGGTAGCTTGGCCTGTTCTATAACAGCCAGTTCCATTTTAATACGATCAATATATGTGTTATCCCAGTTACGATTTTTACGCTTCCATCCATCTCTACATAGTTGACGCAGATAATCGTTCTCTGACGCATCTCCGGGGCAGCGAAAGTGTGGTAGTCTTGGTGGACCAGTAATGTCATAGTCTTCACACATATCTGCTAGCAACAATGTGTTTTTAATTTCTTCTTCTGTATTACCGGCGTCTACAAAATCTTGAACTCCTGGTATAAAATATTGCTCAGAACTAAAAAATCCACCTAACGGCACGTCTTTGCCTGACTTAATCTTTGTCTGCACTTCTGGCAGAGTTAATTGTAGAGATGAGCACAGTAGAATGTGGTGATCATTACGGTCTTCTGGCCTGGAGTAATGAGCGTCACCTGTAGCCAGACATTTAGCGCCAGTTTTTATTGCAAGATCGCGTAGTTTAGCAGCATTAGTAGCTGCTAGTGGATAGTTTTTGGCATCAATTACCTGAATCTCTACGAAGAAATTTTCTTTACCAAATATTTCTTGCATTTTTAATACGTAACGTTCAGCAGCCTCGGGCTGATTGAGAAGTTCTGCCAGTGTAGAGCCTGGATGCCCAGAGAATGATACGAGATCGCTATCACATATTTCAGTTAGGATATCAGTATCTATACGAGGCTTATAATAGAATACATCTTTATCATTGCTTCTAGAAACTAGCTTAATAAGCTTCTTCCAACCATTAAGATTCCTAGCAAGGACCAGTTGATGTGCTGGCTTATTTAGTTCTTGATCTTTAGCAGTAGCATTACCAAAAGTGACGTACATTTCGCACCCCACTATGGGCTTGATTTTTTGTTTTCTGCACTGCTCCATGAAGTCTACAGCCCCAGAAATGGAACCGTGGTCAGTCAGGGCGCACGCTGGCTGATCTAGCTCAGCACAGCGGGCCGCAATCTGATTGGCCTTAGATAGACCATCCAATAGACTAAAGTGGGAATGTACGTGGAAGTTTACAAAACTCATTAAGCTTCTCCTGGCGCTTCATATGTTCCAATATTAAAGTTCGGATTCATGTGCATAGCTGTTGTAGTTTCTATACCATATCTCAAAATTTCATCATGAATAAAATCACACATACACTGCTTGCCATCTGGAGACTTCTTTTTAAAATAATCACAGATATACTTACACTTAAAGCTTTGATGATATGGATCTAATAGCTCGGGTGCTTCGCAGTTTTTAATCTCATGGAATCGTTGTTTTAGTCTGTGCTCTACCTTAGCCAATGTATTATCGTCAAAGCATACAGTGAATGGTCCACCATGTCTTACATAAAATATGGTGACTATGATCTGTTTAGCCTTTGGGTATAGGTAGTGCGCGGCATAATAGTACAACATTAGCTGAAAATCTTGACATAATTTCTCATATGTCTTAATATCGTTGTCTTTTCTTGATGCCCAGTCTATACGTTGTCCAGTCTTCCAATCGACTATTTCTATTATACCATCACCAACCTCGGTAATCAAGTCTATCGTGCCCTTAATTCCCAATTTTCCTGAAATTTTTTCTCCATTTGGCAATGTCCAATCATATGCCGCCCACGGTCTGTCAATTAGAATATCAAAATGTGGTTCGGCATCTACAATCTTTCGTCTACGAGGATCAAACATACCATTATTATAATCAAGCGTCATCCATACAAAGTTAGTCACATCCTTATAGTCAACAGGATTCCAATTTTCAGCATAGTGCTTAGTAGATAAATCAATAAGCTTAGCAATAAACTCTATACCATATCTAGTATGACCATATGATAGTTTTGCATCATCTATATATGTTTGTTTATTAATTCTGGTTCTATTAATCTGATCTACTTCGATATTAGTTAAAGTATATGGCTCTAACCATTTATTTTTATCAATAGATACTACGCCTCCCAATTCTTTATCATGGAAATCAATTATATCACATCCAGTAGCATCGAATTGTTTTTTAATATTAGCTAGACATTCTAGAACCTTATGTACAGACGTTCCCATTGCCGCCTTTTTGGATGTCTCTCTGGTTAACCCTAACACATAGGTCATATAATATTGTTGTTGGCAAAAGTCAAAGTTAGCATAGCTAGATGACCTCATATACGTTATCAGCATTATTGCTCCAATTCAACATGACTAGTAAACCATCCCCAACCATATAGGGCATCCAATATAGCCTGGTTCTTCTCTCTAATAGTCATAAATTGATTATCTATAACTAGATCATATTGAGAATCACCAAGCTTATCCAACTCAGTTTCGCTTTCATGCACATCAGTTTCATCTACTATACGAGTAAACTTAATGATCTTAGCGCCACGCTTTTTAGACGCCTTGACTTCATTTGGAAATCTACAGTCTGCGATTAAGGCTATTTCAGAACCATCTGCCTCTATACGATTAAAACAACTGTTCACCCAGCAGTCATCATATAGTTTACGGCAGATATTGGTTCCAAAATACTGTAGAAATTCACGCGCGGTCATCTTTTTGTCATACTTTTCATGACGCTTGAGATCGCTGACTACTCTTGGTGGCAAGAACGCAGCCATATCAGACCATTTAATATGGGTAGACTGACGCTTCTGTTCATCCGTACCATACACATTCTCAGCCGGAATACCAAACACGGTAATAGCAACCTGCTTTAATGTATCGGCAAAACTATACGGCTTTACATGAGGCCACATTATGTTTGACGCCCAAATAATAAAATCCTCATCGAATCTATTAAGATCCAATACTCCATCACTGGCTACCATTTTACCTTCGGCATCAGCTATAGCCGTATTTACTATCAAATGACCTTCTTCATCAATAGCAAAATTGACCGGACAAAATGGCATACCACTTCTGCCAAGTTGTGACAACGTATAACCGGCAACAAAATTCGCCGCGCTAGATTTTCCTGACTGCTTCTTCCCCGCAAATACTAATATCTTTTGACTCATTATATAACCTTTCTTGGCAACAATAATTCTTAAATGTTATTCTCTAGCCATAAATCGGCCCGTTGATAATCCCTAATTTTTCCACGACCATCACCAAATGTTACTACATGTAGTTCTAGTAATAACCCAGGCGGCTGTTGTTCTAACCAACTAGCGCATTCATGTTTAACAGTAAATGCTATAATAGGCTCGCCTTCTCTATGATGTGTAATTATATGTATACTATATGCTCTTGCCATTATATCCTCTCAAGTATTGGAATAAACAATTGTTTGACTTGATCTATAGATAATCCACCAGGATCTTTAATACCCCATTCTTCTGGGATCTCTATACTTTTAATATTAAATAAATTTCTACAACTTTCAGTGATACTTTTAGCGGCTTTTTTACCAGTATCATCGCTATCTGTTGCTATAATTAAATTAATAGCTCCAGATTCTTCTAATATTAGTTTTTGATCAGAAGATAGGGCAGCGCCCAATATGGCTACACCCACATGTATACCAGCTTCTTCTAATCTCCAAACATCTCCAGGCCCCTCAACTATAATAACTGTATGATCACGCATAATATGTGATCGTGCGTTCCAATAGTTATATAGATAAGATCCGGCCTGAAAGTTGCTGCTATGCTTCCACTTTACTGTCTTTAACTTTTCTTCTTTAGTCATAGGACAGCGTAGGCTAACATCATGATATAAATTACAAGTAGTACAGCGTTCATACTTACTTCTACCAGAACATCCTATCATATACTCGCCACGATCATCATAGAACGGTGTTATAATACGATCAAAGAATGATTTGCCAGTATTAAAACAGTATCCAACATCAAACTTATCCAAAACACCCTCGGAATATCCTCTCTTAATGTAGTATTCAGCGGGGATCTTGAGGAAGGTTCTGACAATATTGCGTGGCGTAAAGACGGGTGTATAGTTTTCACGCTTTCTATTTATATACTTACACAGTTGTATGAACTCGGTCTTAGATTCATCTGCTGACTCTAATGCTTCGTCTGTAACTTCTTCGCCAACAAACTTGGCAGCCCAAACTATGGCTTGATAGAATGTAGTTTTTTCATCCTCATGCTGTTGTAGCATAGCCTGTATAAAGTGAATGATACCAGCACCATTACTGCTGCCAAAATTCTCATGGCATTGCTCTGAAAAACATCTCCAGTTGCCTATGCCGCGCTTCATGATGCTAGAATTAGTATCACTGTCCCCACCGTGAATAGGGCACTTGAACATAATACGATTGCCAAAATCCTGGTACTCAATACCAAAATGATCTAGCAAGTCGGTAATGTTATCAATTAGTTTTTCAGATATAGACTCAAGATTATATCTATTCATCCCACGGTACTTCTTGATCGTCTTCTTGATTTTCTTCTTTATCATCACCATTACTATACTCAATTCCAATGGGTTCCACTATTTCTGAACTTACAACTACGCTTTTACCATCCTGTCGCTCAAACTCGGTATCATCTTTTGTTTCTGCATGTAACTGAGACTTCAATCCAATCTCTGTTAACTTATTAATATCGCCTTTAAAGTTCAGACATATATAATCATTATCACTTAAACCTTTACCAAACCTAGTATCCATAACTGTTAGTTTACGATTGCCGCCCTCTTTACCATCATTAACCTTTTCTTCTGGAGTCTTAAGCTCAAACTGAGAATAGGAATGGCATAGCCAACGAAGGCGATCTGACTGACTAATATCATTTTGTCTATTCAATTGAACAAAGGCTAGACACGCAAAATCAAACTCTTTACAGAAGTCAGTAAGTCTGGATATTTGATAGCCCATAGCCTCATATTCTTTAAGGCTTTGTAGCTGAGAGCGATCCATTAACTTAAAGTAATCATATACAATTACACAATCTTTGGTTCTTCCTTCATCATCATATCCAACTTCCTTAACTATCCATCTTCTAATGGTAGCAAGCACTTCTTCAAATGGTTTACCCGCTATGCTTGCATACCAAAAACACTTATTATGCTTTAGCTTCTCTACCGCATCATCTAGAAACTGACAGTACAATCTATTATTACCGAACTTACCAGTTTCAATATCTTCTAATGGAACCTCGCTATATGATGACAAAGATCGAATCTTTTGATCTCTATCACTCATTTCTGTATCTAACATTAACACCGGAACTTTAAGCACATCACTAAAATGTAGCAAGGTTTCCTTAGCAAATGTAGTCTTGCCAATCTTTGGGCGAGCACCAACAAGATTAACACCGCCCCGCCTTAATCCACGTCCAATAGCAGCGTTCCAACAGGCCCAAGGTGTTGGTATACCAATGTTATCACATGGATTATCTTTAAGCTCTTGTACAAGTTCTTCTATATCTGAAAACAATTGTACTGGGCCACTATTCTGCTGCTGATTAACTGCCACAATAAGATCGAAGATTGGATTTTCCGAGACTTGAATGATAGTCTCTATTGGTTCAGCGCCAGTTATCTCATTTAGTGAGGCAATTGCTTCTTCATGTTTACTAATAGCCTTGCGTGCTAATGCCAACTTTTCAAGACGTACAGCTAATCCACGTATATTTTCTGCTTTAATAGGGAAATTAAATAACGAAGATATATATTCGGCGTCCTTTTTGTCCTCAAATAAAGACTTAAATCCAAGATCTTGAATAGTAACCCATAGAACTGGATAGTCAACTGTATCTTTGTTATCTAATACGTGTTTAATACATGTAAATAATGCCTGGTTAGTTACTAGCGTAAATGAGTTTTCACCCACTCCAAGGTCTTCCATTTCCACCATAGCCATCTTGCCATGTTTGCACAAACTGGCTATAACGGCACGTTCTAAACCAACATTTCCTAGCATTATACTCTGCTCCTGCGTTTAATACATTTATTACATACGTATCGTGCCCTACCACCAGCATGCAATGGATGTTCCATATGTACGGTTTTACATTCATCACACACAACTTTAATCATCTTAGCTGCTGGTCGCATACGTGGACTGCGCTTAGTTAATTGTTTCAACTTTTCATTCTGGTCATCAAAAGCTTCTGTTTTATCGTCTTGCCACACATTAGTGACGCCCTGAATCTGCTCAGTCCTCGTATATGTTCCCTCAATCTCGCCTTCTTCGTTGTATCTTACACGACTACGAGAAACCTTTTTCCTAATCTGAGTATGGAAGTCGTCGGCTGTCGCCCTATGATTAGCTACATCCTTCTTTAACCGCGCTACATCTTTAGTCTTGACTGGTTCAACTACAACCAATGTCAGTTTTTTGCACGACATACATTTACGTCTACCATCTTTATCATATGACATCATAGCACCACAGTTTGTGCATTCATAATGTTTGATTTGTAGTATCGGAACTTCTTCTTCTTCCTCTGGCAACTCGACTTCTTCTTCTGGTAGTAGATCCATTATATCATAATCTTCTACCTCGCCCTGCCTAGTTAATATGGGCTTATTATATTTTTCCAACATTGTCATCCCCATAGCCACAAGCTCTGGATCGCCTAATTCTTCGCCCTTATTAATTAAATCTTTAGCTGTTTGTATCATATCTAACATTATTATTGGTTCCTTATTATTGCCAACCATTCGTCATCAGTCTTATTGTGCGGCAACTCAACCAAACGAATCTTATTTAACTTACACCAAGTTTGCTTCAATTTGTCTAACTTTTGTGCCCGAAAAAACGCCATCTTGTTAGTATGGAAAAAGGGATTAAACTTATAATGTTGCTCACCCTGAACCTCAATCATCAATCTATGGGCATGTATATAAAAGTCTGCGATTAAAGACCGCTGTGTAATCTCGGTTCTAATACCTGGGATAGTTACTTCTTCATATATAGTGTCAAATGGAAAAAGTGCCCACAACAACATGCGGGCACGCCTGTGCGGTTCAGAACACGCCGTATTAATGTCCTTAAATTTGGTAAAGTTCCAGGCGTACTCCTTTTGATCTAAACCTATTACTTTCATACTATACTCATTTTAACTGCGCTTTGTAATGCGGTCAACATGTCTTGGTTTTCAAGCAACAATGTGCGCATTTTTTCTTCACCCTGCACCTTATTACCATTAAAGGATAGCCATGATCCCGCCTTTTCAATTATGCCAAGGTCAAGACCAAGCGTTATATATTCTTTGATATCATCTACACCATATCCATATCGAATATAGCTTTGAATCTTGCCGCGTGGACCTAGTGGTGAGTTTAAGACTTGCCAATTAACAACTTGGCCTACAATACTGGCATCGTCGCCAGCTTTTAACTCCCATTTTTGGAAGCTGGTGCAACGCAATTTGATATCACTTTGATATTGAATCTTATTACCGCCATCCTCATAATGTGATGGTCCATAACCACTAGTATTAGCAATCAAATGCTGAATAATAATAAGAATGGATTCCTGTACTGGTACAATAGACGCCATTTTACGACAGAATGTAGCTAGTAATTTTGGCCCTTCATTGCGAGCCTGCGCGGTGATATCTTCTGAGTACTCTTTCTCCGCACATAGAGCAGACGATGAATCAATGATTAAAACGCACCCAGGCACGCTCTTTATAATATTGGTACACTCAGTCAGATGGTCTTGGGCAGTTAATATCTTGCCCTTTTGAGATTGTATGATCTCTATATTAGATACATTAAGACCATATGTTCCACATAATTCCTTCTTCTCAATACGATGCTCTACGTTGTCATAAAAAATTGGCTTATTGTATTGCCTTTGTGCGTTAGCTGCTATGCGTAAAGCTGTGGTTGTCTTACCACACTTTGGAGTACCTGATAATATAACCCATGACCCCTCGGGAATGCCACCAATAGCACAATCTACGACTGGAGATACGCTTACAAGCTGACGCTCTCTTTCAGATATTTCTTGAGCATTAACTATTACATTCGCCCCATGCTTTTTATTAATTTCTTTCTTAAGAGCCGCAAAATCTTCTTCATTATATGAAGCTAAACCTAAACCCATTTCCTCTTTATCTTTACTCATTTTAATTTACTCAACTTACTAAGTTTGCCTGTTTGTTTTCTAGGTAAGGATGTGGTAGTTGTAGTCTGAATAACCACTTCCTGCTTAACAGAATCTAACATATCCTTACGACGCTGAAACTCTTGCACAATTTTTTCAAACTGTTTGTTTGTGCATGATAGAATATATTGACAATCATGGCTCAAGAATGCATTGATAATGCACTCAGGATCATACTTATCAAATAGCGGCTTAGCATATCTAAGCTCGCTACCAAAAATTCTGGTCCAATAAGAGTAATCTTCCGAGTGCTCTTTCTTGGACCAAAATCTTGGTGGTAATACCACCTTTTGTTTGTCAGCACGACGCTTGATGATCAACTCTATTAGATACTGATCTGGTCTGATTGCGTCAACTGCTCCGTATATTGATTGATATTTCTTTTTATTAGACATTCGCCAGCCTTTTCTGGATCGCGTTGTTCCGTATACTCATGCAACATTTCGGGAGTCTTCCAACATTGTACCTCTAAGACACCATTTTGTAAAGTGCCTAAGAAAAATAATTCCATAGTTATTGGACTTCCAAACATACCACGGGCACCAAGACTAAAATAATAGCCATCCATATTAGATGGTAAAGAGAATCTATTATCTCTAAACATAAAGACCATTGATATAATATGTAGATTATTATCTTCGCAATATGCGCGCAGTCTTTTCCACGCGCTTATAGGCCACACATTTGGTCTACCATCATCCTGATATATATACTCACCATTATTAAGCATGACCTCCCAATGTGGGCGACATTCAAAAAAGTTGATGAGATATTCGTCTGCCTGCTTACATACTGTCATGTTCTTAACTCAATGGTTTGTGGATGGCGCTGCTAAGCTTATTCTTATCCTTCAGTCTTCCTGGGCGCGTTGAGTCTGCCAATTCGCTTGCTGCTCTAGTCATAACTGTAGCAACGTGTTTGCCTTGGCGCTCATGCCTACCCATCAACTTGAACATTGCCGCCTCAGAGTTTGCTACTGGAGGTTGCGCCGGTTGAGCAGCCGCCTCTGTAGCTTCGGATTGTTGCTCGACATAATGTTTAGCAACCATCTTTGGACTTCGATCTAACTCAGACGCTAACTCATGTATAGTTTTATTGTCTGGATTTTGTGAGATGTAAAACACTTCTGCTTTACTAAGTTTGCCACCTTTTGTCATATTATATCTCCCTCTCTGCTTGATGAAGAAAAGTTTTGTGTTTTGTTTCAATGAATTTAAGATATAGATCAAACGCGCTTTTTCTAATACGGCGCATCTTCCAACTGTTTCTAGTCTTGTATCTAATATCTATATTATATGGATCAAATAATTGTCCACCCGCACATAAGACATGGTATGTAGTCATTCTGGTATTAGAGTTTTGAATTTTTCTAGCACACAATGTATGGTTACATACAACATCGTCATATGTTTTACTTTCTGGATCTGGAAGATTTAAACCTTCCAAGTTCTCGTTTTCATATCTACCCATTTTTAGCCACCTTTATTGTTGAATACATTTTATCATCTTTAACTTCTGTTAGCGTGTCAACAATAGTAGTAGTTGCTACACCACTAATATATATTACACCCTCAATTTTATATCTAAATGAGGCGTCTCCACAGAATGGACATTCTGCTATGATAATATGAACTCTAGATGGATCTTCTTTTACTTTCACTATTTCTACTAATGACTTATTACAACTTGCGCATTTAATAAAATCTTCTTTTAAGACTTCATACCCTTCATGAGTTTCAATAGCTTTAATTGTATATAGCAGCGGCTCATTATTCATTTAACACCTTAAGTTTCTCTTTAACCTTTTGCATACATTCTTCCGCATTAATTCCTGTTACATAGAATAAGGTAGCAGGTCGCAGTCCATGCTTGGCTAATGCGGACTCGCTTAAAATTTTTCCAGAGCATTGACCAATATCATCCAGAGCATTAATCTCTACTTGTACATTAATAATGGCGGTGTGAGGTCTATTAATATCCATTATCTTTCCCCCGTCATAATATACTTCTGTTTCTTTTTAACTGTATCAAGATCAGACAGTGTATTAGGCAAGTTTTGGGCATCTGGATTGTACCATGTTGGCTTACCAGATTTTTTAATCTTGTTAGGTTTAGACCTAGCATTTTCTAATTCGTATTTACCAGCACGTTCAGTATTGCGTTCAGCTAAATGCCCAAGTGTTTTTGGATCTTGATATACCATCGCGTGCTGCCCAGTTAAATCCTGGTATAATTCCATCTTGCCACACTCTGGGCACTTCTTTTTAAGTGACGCATCACGATCCTGACTAATCATAAAATGATGGTCGCAAGCATCACATATATAATATCGGTTAATCTTCATATTTCCCACACTTTATACCTTCTATGAGTTTAACTATTAAGTCTTGCCTTCTCTGGGACTGTATTTTGAGGCGCTTAATTTCTTTAGCATTCCATGCTTCGCGACACCAAGCGTGCCAGTATTGATTGTTAATATACTGTCTATCTAACAGATGTGTGATAGGCTGTTTACATTCAACACATTGCATGGCAACCCCCTCATTATACTTATCAATAACATCCTGCCAAAACGGTCCATCTCTATGGCATTCAGGACACATGCTTAATAACGGCAGACAGTCTTTTTTTAATGGCACCCATCTAACGTTACATCGTGGGCATTTATCAGAACTCATATGCATACTCACTAGAGGATTTTTCATAAACATGTATTGGAATATCACGCTTTTTAGCGCGCTTAATCATATCCTGGGTTCCAGGTGTAGGACCATCTGGCTGTAAAGCTATTAAAGCGTCAGCATAATCTGCCATTTTTTGATTGCGATCAAATCCAGCATTAGCATTATATTTCTTATGCCACTGATTGGTCTTGACTATAGCCCCTTTAGCCTTAATATTGTTCCAATCGGCATCAAATACTTTGACCGGAATCTTATGGGCCTTGGCCCACATTTCTCCTAGTTGGTCTGCCCCACGCGCACCACCAGACACAACCTCGGTAATCTCAAACCCCGATTGCTCTATGGCACGTTCCAACATGTCCAAATTATCAAACTCTCTATCCCCAGCTATGATTACTCTCATATATTATACCCTTAAAAATCCTTGTTTTGAGATTCTATATCTCCAATTTTGCCAAAATCTTAGAAATAATTGGATTCCTTACAATGTCCGCTGCTGTTAAAGCATTGATCGAAATGCCCTCGATGCCGTCCAGCCTCTCCACAAAGGTCTGTAGTCCAAGTATACCATTACGCTCCAGATCGCTCTGTCGCAAGTCACCATTAATAATACACTTAGAGTTACTGCCTATTCTGGTTACGAACATTTTTAATTGCTCATAAGTAGCATTCTGACCTTCATCTAGAATCATAAAAGAGCGGTGGAAGTTTCTACCACGCATATATTCTAGTGGAGCTATCTCTATAATACCATTATGTATAAGTTTTTGAACCTCATATGGGTCAAAATACATATTCATTTCATCCAAGATAGGTAATAGATATGGATGAAGTTTTTCATTGGCAGTTCCAGGCAAATAACCAATCCCTCGGCCCGCCTCTACGACGGGTCGAGTGATGACTATCCTACTGATCTTACCATGAACAAAATGCTCACATGCCAAACCAACTGCTACGGCAGTCTTACCTGTACCGGCAGGACCAGTACAGAGCACGACTTCCGACTCAGCAATCGCTCTCACATAATCATGTTGATTAGGTGTTTTTGGTTTAAATTCTCTTAGTAACTTATAAACTGATTCTCCATTGGTGCCGTTGCTATTTGAATTTTTCTTTTTTGTCATTATGTCTCTTATTCTATGTAAGGCTTCCAACAATCAGGAACATGTTTTTGCATTGCAAGCTTGCGCTTGTACGCTTCGGCCCTGGTAATCTTGCCAGGCTTACGAATCAATTGCATGTTGGCCTGTTGAGGAGTACGATTACGCTTTTTTCTATTACAGCTTGTGCAACAAGTTACAACATTCTCAAAGCTGCTTAAACGGAATGTGTATCTACGAGGATTCCAG